AATGAAAATACATAAGTATCATTTGGCTTCATTACATCATCTTCTACTGGAATTCCAACTTCCTTCAAAAATGTAGAAATTGGATCTCCTTTTGAGCCACGGACTGTGCGAATGTAATATGGTGAATGCCAAGGATGCATTCCTGAAGATACCCCAACCAATTGAGATACTGTTCCCGACGGCTTTACGCATGTAATAGCCGCAGACTCATTGATTCCGATTCTACCCGCCTCTTCTTTGTTAATCTGTCTTGCAAGATCACGAATCTCTGATAAAAAAGCTCCAAGCTCTTGAAGCCCTTCTTGTCCAGACATAAACTTATGGCCAAACTGGCCAGTGATAGATACACCAAGCAATCTTTCTTCTTCTGTGTTATCTTTCCAAATTTTACGAAGATATTTAAAATCGGTTAGTGTTGATTGCCAAGTACCTAGAATTGTTGCTAGACGAACTTTGTCTTCAATCTCTGCAAGAGTGTCTTTTTCACGAATTACCACTTCAGATAAATTACAGAATTGATAAGGTCTAAGTATAATTTCTGAGCAGGGGTTTGTTCCGTAATGTATTTCAGGGTCTCGCCTTCCCCATCTTGCTGCTTGTTTTTGAGCAGCAGCCACATTGTATATGCCTCGTTCTCCTGATTTAGAGTCATAAAGGTTTTTCCATTCCGCAATAAACTGCTCCATCTCTGGTTTACGAGAATATGCCACAGAGTTATTTGATAATGCACGTTGTGTATTATTTTCCCACCAATTACCAGACTTTGCTGCCGCCATCTCAATATCGTTAATATTAGAAAGAGAAATCATTGCGGAACGACGAACTCCGCCAACAACTACAACTTCGCCAATCTTACACATAATGTCATGACACTCAATTGGCTTTAGCTGACGACCAACTGCATTCTTAAACTTTGCAATTGTAAAATCAAAAAGATTTACAAGTGGTTGTGGCCCAGATGAACGACCACCCATTGTCTTAAGTCTTGCGCCTGCAGGACGTACCTTAGAAACATCAATAGCTGGAATATGACCAGTCCACAACAATGCCAGAAGCTCACGATATGCTTTAGCCCATCCTTGCTTTGAATCTTCTACAACAATTACTGTATCTGATTTTTCTAAAGACTCTGGGACGGAAGGAAGTTTATTAACATACTTATATTCAACTGAGAATCCTACACCAGTTCCACACATCAAGATATACATGGTTTCGTCAAATGATCTAGCATTGTCTACTGGAACAAATGAGCAGTTATAACCTGCAACATGGTCTCTATCCAATGCAGCACCTGCAGTCATTACAGATCTCATTGATGGCATTACGTTACGATCATATACGGCCTGTTTTAATTCTTCAACAATTTTCTTGTCTGGTAAATAATTATGTGACTCTAGATGAGATAACATAAACGCAAAATATCGATCTACTGTTTCACCCCATGTTTCACGACGGTTTTCTTCAGGAATCCACCTTGCATATCGTGATAATGCAATAAAGTTTTCATATGGATTTTCAATAGTTCTTGACATTTTTTAAATAACACCTTTTCTCCGCCTTGCGGTTATATGATTTTTAGTTGAAGTCTAATTCTACCAAACTTTAATCTAAAGGGGAAGGGTTATTTAAATTTTTTTTCTAAATGCTTAAATGCATTCTTAGTCAACTTAATCCAATCATATTCTTGATGAATTTTAGTTGACTGAGCATAATAATATCCTGAATATGCTTTAAAATTAACTGCTACTTCATACATCAAATCTTCTAAATGTTTTTCATCTGGCTTAAACATTGATCCTAAATGTGGATCTCCTATTGCAGACGGCAAGTCTTCTGTATTAACCTTAGACTTTAACTTTAGGGGTCCAATGTATTTTTTATATTGAGCCCAATCGTACGTGCAAATTGTTGGCATACCTGTTGCTAGTGCTTGAAGCGGAATAAACCCAAAACCTTCTCCCCAGCTTGGATAAATAAGAACATCATGCGAGTGATACAAGGCAACTAGTTGCTCTACTGAATAATCTTCATTAATAGATTCAATATTATTATATAAATTTTCTGGATTAAAAAAATTTCCGTGTTTATCATAAACTCTAATTGAATGAAAATGATGTGATTTAATTGTAAGTTGATAATTTGGATTGTTGCCAAACATTTTTATAAAAGTATCTACTACTAACTGACCAGATTTTCTTGGAGCAGGCTCTCCTATATGTAAAAACTTAAGAGGTCGACCTTCTAAAACTTTTCTTCTTTTAGGAACCCATATTTTTTCTATTCCATGTGGATAAACCTTAATTGGAACATTTACTCCATTATTTTTAAATACTTCAGCAACCCAATCAGATGTTCCCCAAACTTCGTTACACAAATTCATTCTTTCCACCCACTCTTTGCTAATCTCGGTAGATTCCCATGGAGTATAACCAATCTGATATTGATTTTTATGAAGTTTATAATGACTTGGTTGTGTAAAATTTATTTGTATTGGAGTATTTGCATTTGACCAATTTACAGTATGCCCCAAGCTTTGCAATGATTTAACAATATGTTGCGCTGCATAGCCAAACCCTGTCGATGGATTTAAGCCGTTTTTAGGAGTTGCTAGTGATATATGCATATTATTTCTTGGTCAACTGGCTTGACAGGTATTGTCAAACAATGGTATTCTTATAGTTCGTTATCTCTAGAGGAGGAAATGCCAATGGAGAAAATTAAAGAACGTTTGAGTGATGTTGCTCATAACTGGTCTTATATAGGAATGATAACATTATTTCTGTTTACTGTCCAGCCTGGTCCAACAGTTACACAAGCGTTAATCGCTCAGCCTGTAAAGGTTGAAAAAACTGAAAGACAACTAAAGAGAGAAATAATAGATAAGTTCAGTAATGAAACTTATAAGCACTCAGAAATGCTTGCACCTGAAGATTTAAAAGATTTACTATGGGCTGTAGGTTTTGAGGGAACTGCTTTAAAAACAGCTTGGGCTGTTGCTCGTGTAGAATCCAACGGAAGACCGTTAGCTTTAAACGACAATATCCAAACTGGAGACAAATCTTACGGAATTTTTCAAATCAATATGCTAGGGGAACTTGGTATAAAGAGAAAAGATAAATTCGAATTAGTTTCAAATAAGGAATTATTTGATCCAGTAACAAACGCAGAGATAACGTATTACATGACCAAGGGCGGCAAAGATTGGTCGTCTTGGCCTAACTCAATAGATAAGGCCAGGAATCTCATACCTGAGTTTCCAAAACATTAAGGGGGATGAATGAAAAAGATACAGTACGTATCTAAATACATTCGTCTATCAGAAGAGGGTCTTGTTCCACGGCTTGAATGTCCAATGGATCAGGGCCCTCTTTTTTGCAACCAAAGCATCGATGATGAGATATACTTATACTGCCTATCCTGCAATTACAGGAAGGTTATAGGGAGCCAATATTATGACACAATTAGAGAATCCGTTCAAAGACATTCAAACTGAAGGCGAGGCTATAAAAGAGACTGACGCCATGGGGCGGGAAAAGTTTTGGGAAGATCTAGGAAGACCATCAGATGACGGAAAATAAAGAACAACCGCAGAATTTAGAAGATAACCTACCAATGGTTAATTACATTATGCTTCATAGAATTTATGACCTACTCACCCTAATATCAAATAAATTGGTGGGGTCAGCAGATACATCCAAAATGGTTGAATATCATAATCAAGGATACCTACTTGGACCAACACCATCATTTACTCCACAGGAAGAGTTAGAAACAGAGTTTGTTCAAGAGACTCTTGACTTAGAAAAATAAGTATTTTATAATTTAATAGTACTGGTTGTAGCATCCCACAGATTAAGCTCCCAGTATAATGTGTAGCAATACACTAGCAATGCCCAGTCGGATCCGCCTCTGATTGGGTTTTTTGCTTTTATACACCATATAGTGCGAAATTAAAAGTGCGCCCGAAAAAAGTGCGGCGGGAAGAGAGATGTTTCACATGAAACAATATTATTTACTCTTTTTAGTCATCTTACGCATATGTGTCCTAATACGATGACAATTAGAGCATACGATCTCACATTTAGCTATTTC